AGTGAAGCTTTAACAGATTTAACTTTTTCTTTAAAGTCAATCATCTCCATAGAATCTATATCACATACATAGATTTGTCCGGTAACTTTATTCATTACTATAAAGGCAGCTTCATCTTCCCCATCAGCATAGCCTGATAGCTGTGCTATATAACCAAAAGGATCGTTGTCAAAGATCGTACCTTTTACAAATTTATCAAAGCCATGTTGTGATGCACTCTTAATATCTACAACTACACCATTAACTCTTGCGTCCATATGTCCTACTATACCATCTATTCTTTTCTCACCTTGCTCTTCTGTTACCTTGTAACCTGCTGATTTAATTAACAAAAGTAATAGATGTTCTATTAAGTCACCATATAAAAATTTAATACGAGTTGCTGGATGAAGTGGTTCTGCCTTATCAGCTATACGAGAAGCATACCATAATTGTCTAGTAGGTTTTCCTACACTAGAGAAACGAAGAGGGTTTTTGACTTGACCCTCTTCATCCCTATTGGAGAATGCTTTAGTTATTGAGCTAGAGACATCAGCGAGAAACTTATGCAGATCTGTTTCCTTTGGAGGAGGTCCATTAGTTAGTGATTGATGAATATCGGAAACTAAGTTCTGAAGTTTACTCATTATGTATGCCTCTAGCTTGTCGTATTATAGATGATCTTAATTACTCGAATGGAATGTCATCATCAAGATCATCATTGGTAGTATTTGATGCTTCCGCAGGAGTGTCTGAAACATATCCTTCTTCTACATCAAACTCATCTGGTGGTGAATACTCCACCAAATCTAGTACCTGTACGTCTTTAAGTACCGCACGTACACCCTTTCGGTTATTCATCTTCCACTCACGAGGAGTAAAAGATACCTTAACCAGAGAACCGTTACCTACTAGCGTACCAGAGATATCGTTCTTCTGAGAATCCATTAACCTTGGTTTAGGTAATTCAGATCCGTTAGTCAGGAACTGATCCTTATACAAGGTAACGAATTTACCACGGTCATCTTCCTTATCTTTGATAGGAACACCGTGACCTTTCATAAACTTAATGCCTTCTGCATTAAGAGATACGTCTATTGACCAACGTGGTTTTGCTTGGTCAAAAGGATTTTGGGCTTTATCAAGCTTTGCCCAATAAGCTTTACCAGATACTACAGGCATAGTAGTTGTAACCTTTCAAATGTTAATGGGTCATCGCCCATGTTGTACCAATCTTATACGCCGAATCGAGAGGACAGTCAAGCCCTAAAATTTTCTCGACTCGTTTCATGCAAGTCTTTGTTATTTCTCCTAGTTCTTCTGCATTCTCCTTTCGTACCTCAAATTGAATTTCATCGTGGATGTTGGCAACTGGCTTGGCATCCAGTTGTAATCGGTTGATCTCTTTCATTATCTGTATCAACCATTCTTTACAGATGATTGCACCACCGCCTTGGATTAAAACATTCAGGCTGCTATGTAAACTCCGTACATGGAAGTACCTACCATCTAATCCTTTAACCATACTAGTTCTTTCGGCAGATGCATGGACCTTCTCTAACAAACTATTTAAAGCTGGAACATTTTCAAGAAACTTATTCTTAGTATCCTGTCCATGTCGTGCTGATTTGTTCATTATATATCCTATCTTAGCTGCACCAGCGCCATAAATTAGGGCGTATATGAACGTCTTTGCTTGATCTCTAGTCTCTAATCCAGCCATCTGTTGATTAGTAGTATGGATATCACCATGTAAAATCTGGTGTATATATTTTTTATCCTTCATGTAATGAGCTAGTACACGTAGCTCTAATTGAGAAGCATCACAACCTAGAAGGGCATAGTTCTTTACATCTTCTACTGTCCAACAGGTACGACACTCATCACCATACGGTGAATAGGTAGCTGGTGTCTGTGCCACATTAGGATCAAGGTGACTACACCTAGTACTAACTGTACCTAGTGTCTTAATTCTACCGTGTACTCTGTAGGTATCAGGATCACAAAACTTAATCCAAGACTTAACTTGTGATGCACGTTTCTGTAACAGTAAGTATTTAAGTATAGCTTCTGATTCAGGTATGCCTGTAATCTTAGCAAGAACATCTTCATTAACTATGATGTTACCCTTCTCTGTCTTGAGAGTTGGCTTCCATCCTTTTTCCATAAGCCGTTCAGCTATTTGTTTACGAGAAGCAGGATTAAATTTATCTATTATATCTTTAATAGGTTTACCTGTCTTCTTATGAAATCGTTTAGTAATAACAGTAGGAAATATTTCCTGAAGTTTATGTTCAATATCTATACACTCATCTGTTAGCCTAGCTAAAAACGTAGTAGCAAAAGGTAGATCGAAATAAAAACCATTACGTTCTTGTTGATCCATGTAGTATCTAAAGATATGTTCTCTCCGTATACTCTCATCAGAAAAGTTTTTCTTTTCTTTACTCATCAGGTGATGGTAAACCTTTTCAGTTAACTCTACATCATTGATACAATACTCTAACATCTGATCAGTATAGTAATCAAAGTTAGGAGAAGGCATCTTAGGAAATCCAAGACGCTCACCCCATGCTGCTAGTCCATTACCTTTATCTCTAATAGGATTAAAGAGTTGAGATAAGATAAGAGTATCCAGACATTTAGAGGCAGGATGTTTGTATCCTATAATCTTAGCTAACACTCTAAGATCATAACTTAAAAGATTATGCCCTATAAATATAGTATTAGAAGAAGGTTTAAACTTGGTGTAACATTCTTCCTGGGTATAGGTAACAACTTCTCCTGTCTCTAAGTCTTTGGTAACAATACAGAATACTTTAGTAACTTCTTTAGATTTATCTAGAGTATTAAGTAATCCGTTTGTTTCGATATCAATGATTAGATATTTAAGATTATCCGAAGTCTCTGTTATCATTAAATTCATCAGTGTCGTCATCATTAGTATCTTCCTGTTGCTCATCAAAAGGAATTTCAGTTAACCTACCAGTTTCTTTATGCCATTGCAAGAGAGTTGCAGGTCCACTCTCACCAGAGAATCTATTCTTTAAAACCCTAATCCAAGTACGGTTTCTTTCACTCTCATCCAGTGCTTGGGTATTTCTTTCCAGAGCATAGATCATATCAGGTAGTTGAGCTAGGCTATGTGATCCACGTAGTTGATTAAGAGATACGTTTGATCCTTCTTCATGACCTGTCCCTTGTGGTCTACTAAGATGAGATACAACCATCAGATGTATACCAAGTTCCTGTACTAAGGTGCGTAACTTAACCATGATATCATCAATAGCTTTACGTTCATTAGTAGTCTCGTATACTACCATTGATATATGATCCAGAATAATATACTGACAGTCTAATCCCTTAACCATATAACGTACACGGGTTAAGAGATTCTCTAAGGTAGAGCTACCAAAGTGATTCCAGAATACTACCTGTTCCAGATCGTTTAAGTTATCAAGAGCTTTCTCTTTATCCTCAACAGTCCAATCTCTATCTTCTTCAGATGTTATATGAAATCTCTTGGATGCTTCTACGGATAGGATACCTAGTCCTGTTTGTCTTACACTCTCTTCAAGGAATAAGCAGCCTACCTTCTCATCTGTTTTACTAATGATGTAGTGTACAAGCTCACGCATAACACTACTCTTCCCTATACCAGAACCTGCTGTCACTAGGACAAGTTCATTCTTACGCATTCCATAAGTGATAGCGTTAAGCCCATCCCAAGGATAGGGTAGACTTTGTACGGTTGTTTCAGATAGTAACCGTTCACGTAGATCAGGACCACATATGATACCTTCAGGTGTAAAGGTACGTGCGTTCCAGAAGTCATTAACAAACTGTTGTGTCTTACCTTCCATCAGGTATTCATTAGCATCTTTACGAGTAAGGTGCATGATCTTACATGATCCAGGCTCTAACAGATTAGCTATATCTTTCATAGCTTTCTGACCAGGACCATCAGAGTCGAAACATAATACTATATTTTGGAAGGTACTAAGATAATCAAGGTTTCTTTTTATTTCAGTAGGAGCAGAAGCAGCACCATTCCTAACACTAATAACAGCCCACTTGCTGCCAAGCATTTGGTAAGCCGAAAGACAATCAATTTCGCCTTCGCATACCGTGATAAATTTTCCACCTTCTTTAAACAGTTGCTGACCAAATAATGTAGTATCAACACCGGATTCTCCTTCAGAGTAAAATTTCTTTTCATCTACTACTCTTACTTTATTTATAACATTATCTCCCTCTTTAGAGTAGTAGGGATACAGATGTATTTCTTGATCGTGTTTATTAAAACCTGTCTGAACACCATATTTTTTACAGGTTTCTAATTCAATATGACGATCAGGTATAGAAGTAAAAGATAATTCTTTATGAGTTGCCATTGGCTGTCGTTTAGTTGAAGTACTCACTATTGATTCTCCTTCATCATTAAGGGGTTTCCACTGCTTACAACTAAAGCAATAGGTATTAGATTCATAGATAGCTAGCGCATCACTACTGCCACAATCAGGACAGGGTTGATGTGTTTCTTTTGGTTGTTCTTCCATCTGCTTCTAAAGCCTCTTCAAATGTTTCATACATCTCATCTTGTTCTGCATGATAACCAAACTTCCTTATCTTAGGATGCATGGTTGGTTCTAATAAATTAGATCCTTTATTAAAAAACTTTTTAGTTAAAGAGATGTCTCCAATATATAAGTCTTTGTAATACTTAGGAAAACTTCCTATTACTAGGACATACATATCAGCTATTAACTTACGAGTCTTTCCGTAATGATCAAGAGCTTCTATAAAGAAGCATCCTGTATGGTAGGTTGTTTGTTTGAGTTCTAGTCTATACCCATTACGCAAACAATCAAGATCCTTTTTGTAGGTACGTGGTCCTTCATCCAAGGTTGCATCTAGATTGTAAGGGATACCATACTTCTCTTTGTACCATATCTCTGCACCCATACCTTGTAAGTTAATCTCTTTACCATCCCTCTTACTATCAACAATATGATCTTTAACATTCATCTTGCGGCTGGTATCGTAGATTGTATTACAATAGTCTCTAATCTCTTTAACTTTTTTGTCGGGTAGTTTAAAGTCTTTAGTCATCATGGTTCTTATGTCTTCTTTAAAAGAAGCTCCTCTAGTTTGCATAACATTTCCTTCTGTTCTTTAATCTTTTTATAAGCCTCTTGAAGTTGGCCTTGTAACTCTTTGATATTGTTACGATAGATTTGCATCTCAATATCTGGTTCGATTTGTTTCATACACATACTCCAGTTAGTTTTTCTGTATCTATAAGGAGTCTATCATAGGATACAGCTTGCTTTTTAGAACCATTATACCCTTCTAAATCAGTATGATAAGCGTAGGATTTTCCTTCTAAAAGATTATTAAAATCTTTCTCATCCATATGACCTTGTTGATCTACCACTACAGAAGGTAGCCACGCCCATTTGGTTTCATCACGATCCTTATATTTAACATTAAATTCAATTATAAGTTTTGACATA